CAAAACCTTCATTAAACTTACGCTTTAGTTGTAATGAAAGCCATAAGTATTGCAGAATCTCTGCAGACATTTTTTCTCTCATGTCCTGAGATTCATATTTATGCCACTTGTTAACCTCTTCTAATTTAGCTTTAGCTTTTTCTTCATCATAATCTGGCTTAAGAACAATATTAGTTAATCTTTCAATATACTGTTCTTTTACTTCTTTTTCTTTCTCTGAAATAGCATCTGGGTTAGCTACCCTAACTTCGTAATCAAACCTTCTATTGGACTCTTCTCCAATCAATAGATTCAGTCGTGGACGTACTAATGGATAGTCTTGTATCTCACGGTCGAATCCAGGTATCCCAAATGGATTAGTTATTTTGTACATTTCATCTTCATGAACAATACCGTTAGCTAAATCATAGTTAACGATTTTGTTATGTCTAGAAGCTCTGTAACTTTTGTTATTGTTTAGCACAGTCATTTGTATTCCTGAATCAACACAAGATCTCATAAAATCTTTACCTTTACGGCCTATAGATCTTTTTTGATACGGGAAGTTAATTGACTTCGAGCTAGCTATACCCTCATTCATATTACCAATTTAAAAAATTATCTTGCACATCTGATCCTACTGCCAACCTGCTTCGCCTTCTACCATGATAAAAATTATAGCTGTCATTCCAAAAAGCATTTGTTTCCATTGAGCTTCTTGGTCTTTCTTCTCTATCTATATTAACAATTACTTCTTCTCTGTAAATCATTAACATTATCATCGCAGAGACTCGGTCTGCATTAATATCACTGGACCACATTATTAACTCTTTTAAAAGAGCGATACTACGTAATCCGTGCATGTTCATGACGCCAATATCTTTACCATATGCGTCTCCTAGCAACCAAGTTAATATTAATCTTCGTCCCCAACCATTAACTTTATCACTTGCTATTGTTCCAAACTTCTTATTTCCAGTAGTCTGTATCTTAGCCATATCTACATCACTTAGTATTTGTGGTGTTTCGGCTAATAAATATAAGCTTTTCTTATTCTTGAAATATCCGTAAAGACCTTTCTTGTTCTGCTCATAATTTGTACGAGCACCATAAAATAGGAGTAGTCTACGCAAGGTCTCATAATAATCTTCTGCTATTTGAGTACGGGATGTATATTCTGCTACTATTCTATCTGTAAATGTATCTAGTATAAATGTAGATTGTAATGATAGATTTATATTATCGTTACCATCATCATCAACAGGATCGGAACCTGCTATATATCTACCACTTATGTGTTGTCCAGCTTTGTCTTTCTTGGGCATTTCAAATATCTCTACGCTGCCCTCCATTACATCTTCTGATCGCAATGGGAAAGTTCTTATAACAGGTACGAGAGAATTTCTAAATGTAACTGTCCCTTCCTGATCTATAATAAATTTACCTTTCCAAGATGAATCTAATAGCTTATCATCAGCTTCTATGTCAGCTAGTATAGACTTAAGATCATCAACAGGAAAGAAGTTACCTGATTTCTTTAGGAACATCTCAGATGGCTTGATAGGATACGAGAGAAGTTCTAGAGTGATAGCTGAAGATGACTTCGCTTTCCTTTTCTTCATTCTCCTCATCTCTAAGAAGCCCAATGCCTTTTCTACATTAGTATTACCATTCTCATCTTTAAATTGATTCAGTGCGTAGTATGCAGGCACAAACCACCCTATCTTACCTTTACCTTCCCACTCATCTTCAAATTCTAAGAAGTCATACCCAACAGGATCTCTAAAAACAATCTCAGATTCTATAATCTTTTCAATGTTACCACCGGTTCCTAGATATACTGTAGATCCAAACTTGACAGTTCCTTCTAACTGTACTGCGTTATTTGAACCATGTACGAGTAGAAGATTTGGAAGAAGGCCTACTTCTTCAACAACCATTACTCCGCAACGTGTTCCCGCTGCTGCCTCAGGATTTTCAATGGTATAGATACCATGTTTTACATTTGATAGACTTCCAAATGTTCTCCACTTTCCGTTTACTTTCTTTTCGTACTCGTGTCTCCAAGGGTTCTTCATGTTGTTTGGCTCAAGTGAGCCACTCATGTCTTTATATAATGGACATGGTATTTCTTCATTTGTTCCAGGCATCCATCCTCCTGGCAACTCATGAAATGACATTCTCATCTTAGACAAGATGTCAGATGATTTGGATGATAGAGCTGCTCCAACAAATACCTCAACAGTAGAGGGATTGTCAATAGATTCTTGGTCATAGACTTTGGCTCCATCCGTAAGTATTTCATGCAGTACCATTCCTGATGCCACACTAAAACTCTTACCAAAGCCCCTACTACCCAACATGAATAAGTTTTTAGCTTCATTCATATATATCGGAATGCCTAAGGGAGTCTCATGTAGTTGCCTAAGGTAGGAGCGCGCAGCTACATATTTCTTTAACTCCCCAGTATCTGAATAGCAGGTAGCATCCAGATCGCATTCCTCAAGTTCTTTTCCTAACTCATGACTCTGTACTTCTCTATTACATGTAAATTTATTATCATCTTGGAATCCGCTAAATCCTCTTGCCTCTAACCAGTTATAAAACAGCTCCCATTCTATATCTCTTAGAAAGGGAGTTATTTTCTTTTTAGGAGCAGTCTTTGGAGCGCCTATAGGGTTATGAAGTATCGTACCAAAGTTAACATAAAAATATAAATTTCCCGGCATAAATCGCCACTTATTCGTTTTAATTTTATAAGAATTTTCATGTACATCATATTTTTTAATAGAAGCATCATCAGGACTCCACAAGCCTTCTATAATCTTTCGCTTTTCATTTCTCCACCAAGATAAATACTTAGTTGAGGCTGGATGTATAGATGGTATCTTGCCTAGTAAAAAATTCTTACGATTATTTATCCTAACGAAACTTCCCATTTACATTTTATCCATAAAATAATATTCGATATCAACAATATTGTTGAACACTTTCTTACCTCTCTTCTCTGCATAAGCAGTCTCTATATCAGCACCTTTACTTTCTCCTGGCAATCTTAATACACAATCACATATATCAATCCATTCCAAATCAAGTGCTAACCAAAAGTCATATGGTTTGGGATGTACCATATGTTGAAAATGGGTACCGACAAGTGGTGCAAATACATTAAATCCTAATCTATACAATTCATTAGTTACATCTATCTGTCTCTTAACATTCTTTCCCGTATCTCCAACTGTATAAGCGCTTGCTATATAGACCTTAATTTTTGCCATTTAAATCTGTTTTAATTCTGAAGCAGATTCTAATCTTCCACCTCTTACCTGACCGCTCTCTGCGTCATCATCTTTTCTTATCTGTTCTTCTAGCCTACTCATCAAGCTGAATAGCTTGTCTGTGTTTGCTATCATTGTGTCCAGTTCTTTTGCGTTTTCTAATGAATATTTTGCTTTTGCAATGAACTTTTCTCTTTCTTCCATCTTCTTTTTCAACATAATCAGAGATCTCTTTTGCTGAGTCAGCTGAGTCTCTGAGTATAAATCTATGAGGTATTGAACTTCTTCCCATAAAAATCTTTTATCATTAACAAACTCGTTCCGAATAAGATCTTTACGCTCTTGTTCAGGAAAGTTTTTAAATTTGTTTTCTTTATCTATATCAGTAAAGAAGGCAACAGCCCACATCACTTTACTAGAATAAAGCTTGCTTTTGGTTCTGTCTTGTTTATACAGATTAGCAAATTCTCCAAGTACTTTAAATTGTTGGTTTACTTCCCAGAAGTTTACATCTTCACTATAATTGGCTATCACTTGCCCCACTAGCAGTCTCGTTTATAATTTTTATTTCTGCAGGTTTAGCTACAGTTTCCTGATCTTTAAATTCATGCGTAGCCTTAATAAAATGGTCTACTCCAAATTCTATTGGAGGTAATTCATCTATATTAGCAGCTATGGCAAATTTATCAATTTTCCTTGTGCTCTTTTCAAGATTACCTACATCATAATTTCCTATCTTCATGATAATAAATGTGT